CTTGGTAAAATTGGCATTGATGTTAATTCAGCAAGCTGGGAAGGCGTTTGGAAAGAAACTCAAACAGCCTTTACAGAAACTGTAAGTTCCGCAACAAATATAGTTACGGGCGCTCAAGACAAGGCACTAGCCGCACTACGAGAAGAAACACTGGCAAATACTTTTAGCGTTGATCCAACAGAGCAAGTTCAAGCGGGACTACAAGAAAAAATAGATCAAGCCGTAGATGTTGGCTTGAGTGGAGAAGAGGTTGTTTCATCTGCGCAACAAGTAGTCGAGGAAAGTCTTTTGGCTCCTTCTTCTACAGCCGCGTATGATCAAGCAGCAGAAGCTTTGAGGCAAGAAACTATGGCAACTACTTTTGCCACTGAGGAGGTTGAAGAGTCTTTGCTAGATAAAGTAGTTGGGAAAGGAAAAGAAATTTATGAAAGAGGCATAAGTAGGGCAGAAGAATCTATTACTAACTTCCCGACAAGAGCCGCTGAAGCAGTTCAAACAAAAGCTCTTCAGGCTATTGGGGTTGTAGATACACCAGAATATAATGTTACTCAATATTCAATTGGTGTTCCTTCAATTGATATGGGAAGTACAACAGATATTGGTTATGGATTGACTACACCATCTCTTCAAAATTATTATGATGCTTTTGGTGCAGAGACTATTGCTTCTAATCCATACGGCTTTTCTGCACAGCTTTACAATGTCTATGGAGAGGCTATGAAAGCGAGAGGGTTTGGTTAATGAATAAAGAATACTTTGATGTAATTATGAAGGGACAGCCCATTCCGGGTTCAAGTCTTACATCTGATCCTAATAACCCTGCCCCTTATGAAACTCCTCCAGACTATGTAAATATACATGAAGCTTCTGAGTGGATTTTCTCAAAGCTTATAGAAGAAACAAATTATGATCAGCTTATTCAGGTTCTTTCAGAAGATATGCCTGTTATGGATATTGCCCAAGTAATTTTATTTACTGGATTTACACAGGGCAAATGGGATCCGAATCTGATGATGCTTTTAGTAGAGCCTACAGCCTATATGATTCTGGCGCTTGCGGAAAGAGCAGGCATTGATCCTGTTATTTTTAGAGGCGAGGAAGAAGAAGATGCTGAAGAAGAAGTATTTTTTGGCACAAAATTATCTGACGAAAGGCTCGACAACCTTAAAAAGTTTAAAGAGCTTGATGTTCAAATTCCTTATCTTTCTGAAGAAAGTAAAAATAAAATTGACAGCCTTCCAATTAAAGAAGGTGACGGAGAGCTAGAAACAGAAGAAGGTGCGGAGCAAACCGCCGCTGAAGAATCGTCTAGCCTTCTGGCGCAACCCGAGCAAGAGGTATAAGAATAATGGCTATTGAATCCTTTGCAGAATCTCTGTTAGCAGATGTTCGTAAACAAAATAGGCAGCGACAATCAGAGCGAGAAAAAGAACAGCGTAAATTATTGCTTGCATCTATTGGTGTTGGTTTAGCAAAATCAGTAGGTAACGAACTGCTAAAACAACAAACAGAGCAGTTTATGCAGAGCGAGTCATTTAGATCTGCTCGACAAGTTGCTCGTACAGCCGATAACAACGCTGCTGATATTATGAGTGAGTGGGGCAATATTGAAGGAAGCAAGGAAGATCCTTTTCAATATATGTTTAATAAATATAAGCCTCTTGTTGAAGAGGAAATGAAGGCAAAGACTGCTGACTGGATGGAAAATAAATCTAATTATGATGCTGTTGTTTACAACAGAACTAAGCAGATTGCTACAGAACAATTAGAAAGGCTTCGTGAGGCTAGGTCAATTATTGAAGATGGTGGTTTAGGCCAAGATGAAAAAAGACTTGCTATTTTAGCAAAAGATTATAGGCCAGAAACAGTAAGAGATTATATTACTGGAAGAATGATTGGATTTTTTAAAGGTAAAAATCAATCAGATATGGACAAAGAAGAAATCCTTGCGCTGAAAAGCTATGCAGATGATCAGTCTGAAGGTTCTCGCGGATACTATGCAAAACAATTAAAGCTTATAAAAGAAGAATATGATCGCTCTGGTGACTTAGCAGCTTCTAAAATTTATGCAGATAATATGATGTTTAAAGAGCCTAAGCCAGAAGAAAGATTTTTTACTGAAGAAAAAACAGAAGTAAAAACTGTAGGCTCAAGTGCATATACAGTTACAGTAACAAATACTTATGATACTTCTCTTCCCGGCGGGATGGATAAGCCTATAAAAAGCGAATCAAAAATTTCAGGAACCGCACAAGATCTTAGAACTGAAGAAGAAATTGTAAAGGCTGGCTTTGATTCTTTTGATTATATGAAGTGGATTAATGATAATTTTACAGAAGACGCAAGATCTTTGTTTATGCGAGAGCTAACTGCTAATGATGTTTCTATTAGTAAAATAACTACCGCCAAAGAACTAGATACTTTTGAAAAAATATTTCACCAGTTTGCAGACGATTCAATGTCTTATGAAAACAAAAGAGCCGACCAGTTTTATCAAGAAACTATTAAGGCTTTCATGGCATCAGAAGGCACTACAACAATTGTAGATTTAATTACAATGCCTCAAAACACTCAAGATGAGATAGATGCTTTCAACGCAGCAAAACTAAGCTTTTTGTTTAGGGCGGGTGAGTTTAACAATATTTCAGATCAAGCAGCAGACTTTATAAAGATTACTGTTGATAGGGGTGAATAATAGAATGGCGACCTATACCGCTAAGGTGAATACTCCTTTTGGTGTTATTGAAGTTGAGCATGATGGCTCTCCTACAGACCAAGAGCTTATTCAAAAGGCTTTATCAAAAGCAAGACAACAAGAGCTACTAAAAGATTTTGCTGGGCCTAAAAGCCCAGAAGAGCTTGCTGTACCCGTTACTAAGACGCCAGAGCCTTTAGACGAAACAGAAGAAAACTTTAGGGCAGATCTTGTCAACAATGTTTCTAGGCTCGGCAGCGGCCCAACAGGGCTAATTAAAGACATTGTAAATGGTCTTGGAGATCTTGCTGGAGCAGACGACAAAATTATATCAGACGAGTTCTTTAATACTACAAAAAGAGAGTTTACCAGAGCGTTGGGTGCTCTTGTTGGCGTTAAGCCAGAAGAAGTTTTAGAAGAAACTGGCGAATACAAAGACATGACCACTACTGCTGGCTCTGCAATGCAACTAGGTTCTTATGTTGCGGGAGGTGCTGGAGTATCAAAAGCTGTTGTAGAGCTAGCGCCAAAACTCCCCTTACTTTTAAATGGTATTGTTTCTGGTCTAGCGGTTGATCAGGCTCTTTATCAGCCTGAAGATGGCGCTCTGGCTAATGCTTTACAAGATGCCGACATTCCAGTTGAAGGAGTTTTAAAAGACTTTGTTGAGTTTATGGCAATTGAGGCTGATGATTCTGTACTAGAGCAACGAGTTAAGATTGGTCTAGAGGGAATGGCTATTGGTGGAACTCTTGAAGGTTTCCTGCGCAGCCTAAAAGGAACAAAAAATCTTGTGTTCCCGAAAAACGGCACTGTTGAAGAACAGGTAGATGTTGCAACAGAATATTTAAAAGATGCTAGACAACAAGTTGAAGTTAATAATTCTACTATTCATAGTGATTTAGAGTTTTCTGAAACTCCTCAAGGGGTTGCCCAAGTTGAGCAGCAGGCTAGTGGCCCGATAAACCGCTTCGTGCGACAAGTCTTTACTTCTAGAGGGTATTGGACTCCTACAGCTTATAACCTTTTTCGTGGGAAAGAGTATGCAGAGCGACAGCTTGTGCGAGAGGCAGAAAATATTGCCAATCGTTTAACGCTGGCACTGGATCGAGTCCCAAACTCAGAAGTATCTGAAGAAAGTATAGATAGACTTCTGCGAACAAAAGACATAGATCTTGAGTTTGCACCCTCTGCCTCAATTGAAGGCAAAGCTGATTGGGTTGTTGGTGAATTTAATTTACCAAGAGATGTAGCAATTGAAGTCCTAAAGGCAAGAGAGTTGATTGATAATCTTTCTGCAAGGCTTGCTAATTCTAGCATCCCAAATGAAGAATTTAGGCAGGCTATTCTTGAAAATTCTGGAGAATATCTTCGTCGTTCTTATCGTATGTTTGAAGATACAAACTTTAAACCAGATGAGAGCCTAAAGCATCAAGTAGTAAAACAACTACAAGACATACACATTGCTAACGGCATGGAAGAGTCTGATGCTTATGAGCTTGCTTTAGGTAAGGTTAATCAAATTCTTGACAAGAGAACAGACTTTGCAGGCCTTGATTATTACTCTAGGGCTGTACGAGTCAATACAGAAATTCTTACGGGCAGGAAAGACATTGACCCGATGATTCGGGAGCTAATGGGAGAAATCACAGACCCAGCAGATAATATTCTTTTGACTGTAGGAAAGATGGCAAGGCTTGTCGAAACAAATAAATTTGCAGACAATCTTTTAACTGTTGCTGAAAACAAGTATATATTTAAAGCGCCTACTTCTAGAAATGGGGTGGACTATACCGTTAAGATTAGTGGAACCAATTCAGGTCTAGACGGAACATACACGACTGAACAGATGGCAACCGCAATTCAGGGGCGGCAGTCCCATTGGGGAGTCTTTGATAATGATTTATTGAGGAGCTTTGCTGCTTTAAAGGGCGGCTCTCAAGCTATGAAGACTGTAGCAAGCCATGTAACTCATTTGCGTAATGCTCTTGGTGGTATGCAGTTTGGTTTGGCAAATGGCATCAACCCGTTTTTTGATGGCAATAAAACTTTTAAAGTTCTAGTAAATGCTGCTAAGTCTGAAGGCGATGAAGGGCTAGACAAGCTTTATGAAAAGTATCTAAAGCTTGGCGTTATTAATACTAATGTTAGGATTGGAGAGTTTAGAAGGCTTCTTCAAGAAGGCTCTGACATAAACATAGAGCCTCGTGCGTTTTTTGAAAAACTTTCAGGCTATGGTCTTGGAGGAATTGAAGAAACAATTAAAGTCCCAATGAAGGGGGCGAAGGCTACATATCGTGCTGCCGAAAAAGTATATATGGCAGTAGATGATTTTTATAAGATCAATGCATTTAATAAAGAGCTTGATGTTTTAAGAAAGGCTTTTCCAGACGAGCCGCTAGAAGCACTAGAGCAACGTGCGGCTACAATCGTACAGGATACTTTTCCAAACTACGATAAGGTTCCTAACGGAATAAAAGCTTTTCGTTATCTTCCAATTGGTAGCTTTGTATCTTTCCCAGCAGAAATTATAAGAACTTCAACTAAGATTGTAAAACAAGCTTCTGAAGAAATTGTTTCTGGAAACACGGCACTGAGAAACAGAGGGCTTCAAAGACTTAGCGGCTTTGCAGCTTCTATGGCTGCTTGGGAAGGAATAGCAGAGGGTGCTAGTTATCTTGCTGGCCTTAGTCAAGAAGAGCAAGATGCGGTTCAAAAACTTTCTCATACTCCTTGGTCTAAAGCGACTAGAATCCCCTATCGCGGAGAGGATGGACAGCTTTTTGTTGCTGATACCCAGTTCCTAGATTCATATAGTTCTTTGAAAGAGCCTATTCTTGAGGCCATGCACCGAATACAGGCTGGTCAATTAAAGGGAGAGGCATTGGAAAAGTATCTTGCTGATGCTGTCATTGATGGTTCGGCAGCACTTCTAAGGCCTTTTGTTGGTGAGTCTATTATTACAGAGTATTTAGAAGGCGTTGTTTATGCTGCAAAGAATCCTTCTGGAAGAACCGCAGATGGAGAACAGCTTTTCCCAGAAAATGAAACCCGTTTAAATAAAGCAATAAATGCTTTTGTGTATTTGTCTGATGGGATGATGCCGGGATCAATATCTAGTATTGAAGGAATCATTGAGGCGGGGCAGGGCGTAAAACGAGGCGCTACGGGGACAGTAAAAAAAGATCTTAGCGCAGAATTGCTTGCTAATTTTACGGGCATTAAATTTTCAAAGCTAGATCCGCAAGACAATCTTTTCTATGCGACTAAAGAATATATGTCTAAGAAGCGTGGATATTTAAAGTCTACTCCAGACTATGAAATGGCTGGCGAAGAAGTAAAAGAAAATACTTTAAAAAATCTTGAGTCTAATTATTCTGATCAACAAGATCTTTATTTAAAGGTTGAGGCGATGAGATCTATGTATTCAAACTCAGAGATCTTTAAGGTACTAACTGAAGCTGGAATGGGCCGAACGGCTGCTTTGGCTTTGATTTCTAATCATTATTATGATTCAACTTGGGCAGAACAAAATAAAGACAACATTCGCAAAATGCCTGCCCTGCCAGAAGAGGCTAGAAAAATAGCCCGAGAAATCACAGAGCAACAAATTAAGTACCGTCAAACAAAATTGATTCCAGTAGACGAAGAATCTATTAGAGCTAGAAATGCTCGTGATGGTTTTGCTCGTGGCGGCGAAGTCTATAATGTCCCTAATGCTCCTTCTGAGCCTGACGAGCGCATAGATAAGATGACAGGCAGGCCATATAACGAACAGGCTGGCCCTGCGTTTATGGACGAAGAAGATCCTATGCGTCGATTGAGCTTTGCAGAGGGTAGTATTGTTGCAAGAGCTTTGGGAATCTCAGACGAGGACGTTGCTTGGGCCAAGGGGCTAGGCAAGAAATACGGTAAGGCTGAAGAGCTAGACGGTAAGGGTGATGCTGCACGGCATCTTGCACTGGGCTGGTTGGCTAAACAGTCTAAGTATCCTTCTGCTGCAAAGTTTGCTGCTAATGCTCGTGAGATCGTAGAGCTAGACTTTAAAGGCCGTAAGATGGATTGGGCTAACAACGAGAAGGGCTTTAATCTAGAGGCTAAAAACAAAGAAGAGGCTGAGAAAGCAATCAAGAGCATGATTGACTCAGGCGAGGCTGTGTTTATGAAGCCTTCTGAAAGCCGACAGTTGCGAGGATATGCTAGAGGCGGGAAGATCGACAAGAAAAAGATGAAGTGCAACAAGCCTCGACGCACACCCAATCATCCGAAGAAGTCTCATGTTGTCAAAGCCTGTGAGGGCGGTAAAGAAAAAGTAATTCGTTTTGGTGAGCAAGGCGCTAAGACTGCTGGTAAGCCCAAGGCAGGCGAGTCTAAGCGCATGAAAGCCAAGCGCAAGAGCTTCAAAGCCCGTCACAGGCGCAATATTAAGCGAGGCAAAATGTCTGCTGCTTATTGGGCTGATAAGGTCAAGTGGTAACGCTTCACAGAGTTATATGGCGTGACGCCGCTGGAGGCTCAAACATGGGCTGGCGTCCTTTACTAGCTTTAAAAGAACAAGAGACTGCCACAGTAATTTCTTGTGGAGCTATCATTCACGAGGACGAAGAAAAAATAATTATATGCCCTCATATGATTATTGAAGACAATGAAATATCAGAAGGTGATGCAGAGATTGCAATACCAAAGTCTTGGATCATCTCTAATTTAAAAATGACGGTATTCCCCGAAGGAGATTAATATGCCATCTTTTAAAGACATTAAAGATCTAGCCAATAACCCCCTTGCTGGTGTGGTTACTACAGCTTTGAAGCCTACTCCAGCAGGAATAGCTTACACAGGGGCTAATATTGCTTCAAAAGCTTTCACAGGCAGGACAATTCCGCAGCATCTTGCAGGAACTATTACAGGCCCAGCTACAGGCACAGGGAATGTAGGCCGCAATCGAAAAGGTAAGACCATTCAAGAAGGCGGTAGCTTTAGAGATCCTCAACAAAAAGATATTTCTCGTTCTGCTAAATCAAAGGGCGGTCTAGTCAGCTATAAAGATGTAGGCCATATGCACACTAAGGTTTGTGGACACAAGTAAGATGCCAATTAAAAAAGTTGATGGCGGCTACAAGTGGGGAAGTCGCGGAAGAGTTTATAAGCGTCGAGAGGACGCAGAGAAGCAGGCAGCGGCTGCATATGCTGCAGGCTATAGAAAAAAGAAAGCTACAGGAAGTAGAGTAAATGAAGCAGGAAATTATACAAAACCAACCATGCGTAAGAATTTGTTTAATAAAATTAAAGCGGGCGGTAAGGGCGGTTCGCCGGGGCAGTGGTCTGCGCGAAAAGCTCAAATGCTCGCCAAGCAATACAAAGCGCAAGGCGGCGGCTACAAATAAAGCCAAGTTTTATATTAAATTATATAAGAGGAATCTGTATGGCTCTTAAAAAGTCTCAACAGTCTTTAAGGGATTGGACAAAAGAAGATTGGGGAACCAAGTCTGGTAAGCCTTCTACGCAAGGCCCGAAGGCTACAGGTGAACGATACCTACCTAAAAAGGCTAGAGAAGCTTTAAGCCCTTCTGAATATGCAGCGACCTCTAGAAAGAAAAAAGAAGATACAAAAAAAGGCAGGCAGTTCTCCAAGCAGCCTAAAAAGATCGCTCAAAAAACTGCCCGCCATAGGGCCGATAGAGGCGGCATCCTTGCCAAGCATAGCTCCCTAGCAAAAGCTATGCCTATCGGCAAACCCTGTTGACAGCATCAATCTCTGTTTCAATTCTTTCGTGAATAGAGTCTGTTATTTCTTTAAAGGCTCTAATCGCTGTCCTAATTAACATCTGATTCTCTTCCTGAGTAAAGACCTTTGATACATCTTTCTCAGGAAGCTCAGTGTGTTCCGTAACTAAAAGACCATCAGAGTCTATCAGAATACGAAAGCCAACTATAGTTCCCTCTTTCATACCGCTCCTTATTATAATTCACAAGAGTTCCCTACGCAAGCAAGCGTCTGTGATCCCTCCGTCATATCCGACTCTTCTCTCAAATCCCAGCTAATTTCTTTTGGAAAATTCTTAATCAGTTCGTTGTATGTTTTCTTATCTACAGGTTCATACGGGGCTTGTTGATAAGTATGGTCCGAGTAAGGAAGGAAGGATATTCCTGACACCTTATCAAACTTGTTGTACAACCACTGTCCTACCTCAAGAAATTCCTCATCACGATAGTAGCAAGTCATGGAAGGCTTATGCTCACACCAATAGTCCTGATAAATCTCCCATAGTTCTAGCTGCTCCATAGCACCCATCTCTGAGGCCGTCACAGCGCCTTCAGGAGAGGCGATAGGAAAGCTAAATACCCGTGTACTTGGTGACATTATATCGTCTTCTACAGGGACACCAGCCTCTTCTAAGACCCTGCAAAGTGGGTCACGAGCGTCTGCACGGACTCTCCGAATATATTGACTGCTGTAGCGAGGGTGAATCCCACTAGCAGAATCGACCAACTGACTAACAGTACCTGAAGGCTTAATCGCAGTAATAGCGACAGAAGGGTTAATACCAAGTCTCCCAGCCCAGTGCTTATTAGTGTTAATAGCTTCATTACGCATCTCCGTTAGCCACTTCTTCAGCTTGGCCTTGTCATCTCTCCCTGAAAGAAGCGGGTGATCCATGATACCTGTTAGCGAAACACCAAGCAATGCTTCCTCTTCCGTGTTTGTCTTCCAGATGTTTCTCAGGTATCGGAAGTCTGTGAGTGTCGCCTGTAGAGTCCCAAGGATAGTTGCAACTCGTACTTTTCGTTTGAGGCTTGCAAGTGTATCGGACGGCCTGACAACAACTTCCGAAAGATTGCAGAATTGATAGGGTCTGAGGATGATTTCGCTACATGGATTAGTTCCAAAATCATAGGTAGCATCTCGTCGGTCATTTTTTGCAGCTTGCTTTTGACTTGCCACTCTACTAAAGACACCTCGTTCGCCAGATCGTGATTCATATAGACTTGTCCACTCATTTAAAAATCCTTCAAAATCGGGCTTCTCAGTATAACACGCTGAGTTATTAGCTAGTCCTCGCTGGGGATCTTCTACCCACCACTGCCCGTGCTTGCATCGTCGGATTCTGTCATCCGTGAGATTGGAGAGGCTGATGAGGGCTGACCTTCGGACTCCTCCGACAACGACGATTTGAGCAATCTTGCAGCAAAGGTCGTGGCATTCAATGGACGTAAGTTTTCGTCCAGCTGCTCCCTGAAAGAGTCCCACTGTGAATTGGAATAAATCGAGCAAAGGTTCTGGGCCACTAGCTCTGCCTCCAAAAGTTTTGAGCGGGGAACCTGAAGGTCGTACTCGGCTAACGTCCCATCGGGGAACTTGACCTGAAAACAACAATGATACCAATTCCCGATACGATTTCGCCCATCCGATCTTCGAATCCGCAACATTAATAATTGTGTCTGTGTCATGGAAAGTCTCTGCAACCTCTGGTAGTTTAGAAATGTATTGTCGCTCAACGCTAAAGCCTACGCCTGTGCCACACATAAGAACGTACATTAGTTCATCAAAGGCCTTTGGGTGATCAATAGGAAGATAACTACAATTAAACCCCGCTACGTTGTCACGGTCTAGTGCTTCCCCTGCGGTCATCAACGCTCGCATGGAAGGCATAACATCTAAGTCATGAATGGCTTTAAAAATTTCTGAAACGTCAAAGTCGTTCAGATGGCCTCGGTCTACCCAGAAGTTGATGTAACGGTTGACGGTTTCTTCCCACGTTTCTCTACGGTTTTCTTCTGGGAGATAACGAGCGTAGCGACTCTTGTGAATGTACTGCTGATAGGCGTCCAATTATTTTTCTCCTTTCTTCGGTTGTATACTTAGACCAATTTGCAATTTCATTTGTGGTTCTACCACACCCATAACAAACTCCATTTTTTAGTTTGCATATGTTGATACATGGCGTTTTCATTATTCATCTTCAGATGTATATAAGTTGGTTACGCTAAGTTTATACTTGCTCTTTTTTTTCATGTGTCTAATGCGCGGCTCACGATCTAAATTCTTACGTCTTTTATGGCGATTGAATTTATCTGTCCGTTCTTTTTTGCGATCATCCATCTTCGTCTTCTAAGCTTTTCCTTTTGCTTACATCTATCCAATCTTCTGGGATGCTATCCTCAGAAAACCATCTAAATCCTTTCGATGAGGCCCACTCAGCATGGTTCCTTCTTGTCCCATCTCTTCGACGCTTGGCTTGTGGCATAGGCGCGTCAGGATCAGCAAACAAAAAAACAAGCTCAATGTTTTCTGGTAGCGCCTTGGCAATCCAAACATATTTGTTGTATTCATTATGATCCCAGAACCTACCTTTGGCTTCAAGATAAATCTTTTTACCGTCTATCTCTCTGATAAAGTCAGGATGATATGTATGCTCAACAACATACTCTGCCTTTTCAGAGTGTATGGCCCAATCATTTAATATCCCAGAGTGAAGCTCATACTCCCAGTTTGAGTCGTAGCCTGTAACCACATTCTTTTCTCTTGGTCGTGCGACACGAGGGCGTCTAGTTCCTTTTCTTATTTTTGGCTTCAATGTAAAGTCTCTGAGTTTTCTAATCTATCAAAATGGGCAGCGAGCTTTATATATAATTCATATAAAAGTTCCTCTGGAACCTGCTGCCCAGCTATTACTTGGGCGGCTGAAGCACACAAAAGGAACTCAATGTTCCACTCTTTATTCATTTTAGATCACTAAAAGAGTAAGTGTCAATAGGTCGTTGTGGATTCTTTTTATAAAGCTTCTTTAATCGTTGTCGTGTCCACCGCTCAGTAAAAGCAGACATAAAAATTTGCCTGTCCCTAAAATAGTGGGTTGTCATTTTCATATAATTTTTATAGTTCTCTGGTGTAACCTTGGCTGCTTCCTCTTCAGAAAGCAAACTCTTTAACCATTCAACACTAATTTTTTCTGTTTGGCGAAAGATCTTTTTAACTGTCTTGGCGTTCAAGAAACAACCTCCTCAACTCTGGGGGCCGCTTCAACATGAGTAAAGTAGGTAATACCATTGGCATACTTAAATCCTCTAAGCCCTTTACCGTTGTTTGCGTCTTTGTGGCAATCAAACTTATAGGCACAGAAATTACAGTTGCGATTTAATTTCATGTTCCCCTTCTTTCCTTCTGGCACTGATTCATAGCAGCGGGATGGCGGGGTAGCCAGATCAAGTGCCTTGCGGATTTCTTTTATTCTTTCGTTGATGTTTGGCTTATCTAGCTCTTCTGGCCTGTAGAGACAGATATCCCCGCCTTCTTTATTAATGACAAGGAAGCCCCCTTCAGAAGACTTCTCAGCCTCTTCGTATCCAGCAAGTTGGGACATATATCCAAAGGGATCATCTTCTCTCAGGCGTCCTTCACGAAACTTATTGTAAGAAAACTTAGAAGCAGTTTTTACATCAACAACCTCGCCATCAATCTTACAATCAATGTGGCCCTTGATACCCTTTACATCTACTTCTTTCTGTTCGTCGGTAACAGTGTGGCCTGCTGCCCGTACCAACATAAGAACAATTTCCTCTAGTAAATGACCATAAAGGAACTTAATCTGGGTTGCAGGAGAGGGCGCAGAGGCTTCTGCTGGTAGATTTTTCTCGTACCAAAGCTGTCGCAATGGGCGACCAATGTTGGACATTCTAAGTGTAAAGTTTGCGTTACGCTCAGAGGGATTTGACCAACCTAAAATAGATTCTTTAATACGAGCAAGCGTCAGATCAAGATCATCTTCATCAATAATAAATGGTTTACCAGCCGACAGATCTGACAGACCGCTATAAATATCTTCCACTAGATTTTCAAGTTTCATTTTCTATGTCTCACAAATTTACACTTTCGGGTTACGGGATTATAATGAATATATTCTACACCTAATTGTTTTTGAGTTTTAGATCTAGCTCGTAGCCTAGAATCTTTATAAGACTTTACATCAAACAGCTTTATCTTTCCATTTGGATCAAGAGCAATAAGATCTACAGGGCCACTACACCCACAGTTCTTAAACACCTGATAGCCGTTATCCCATAGCCATGTCACAGCATAGTATTCAGCTATGTCGCCTGTTCTGCTTGGATCATGATCGGGCTTCATCTCAGTGAGTTTCACTCCAGTTATCTCCTATTTTGTATTCACCATCAAGAGGACAGAAAAGATTTAGTTCTTCTCCCGCCTTTTTGATTGCTTCAACTCCAAGCTGACCAAGAGCATCTGCTTGAGATTCTTTTACTTCTAGCTGCCATTCGTCGTGTACATTACAGACAAAGTGTGCGTCCAATGTATTAAGCTCTATAAGCTGCTGTAAGTTTATCATGGCTTGCTTCATAACGATAGCGCCACCGCCCTGCAATAAAGTATTCAGTGCGGCGTGTTCAGAGCGAACAAATAGCTTGCGCCCATCTAGTCCTTTGATGAAACCTTTTGTAGCCGCTCGTCCAACTGCGTCTTTAAGATGCTTAAATGCAGGGAGATTATCGAAGAAATGCTTTCTAAGTTTTGAACCATCAGCCTTGTCTCCTCCAACCACACTTCCAAGCTTTGCATCTCCTGCTCCGTATAAGAGGGCATAGATAAATGTTTTTGCTTGATTTCTCGATTCAAGCCCTGCAAGTCTTTGGTTAGCTGAGTGTATGTCTCCATGCAGTATTTCATTTTTGAAATCCTCGTCCTTCATATAGTGTGCCAGCATTCGTAGCTCCAGACCGCTAGCATCAATACCTACTAGCTTGTAGCCTTCTGGTACTGTCCAGCAGGCTCTGCAATCTTTTCCATAGGGCGAAGCTACGCTTGGTATTTGCGCCATGTTTGGGCTGTTGTGTGTCATTCTTCCGGTGATAGTTCCATTAGGATTTACATATCCTCTTACTCTATCATCGTCTTCTACAACCTTTAGCCAAGAGTCAATCTGGGCGATACGCTTCTGCAACAAAAGATATTCTGCAATAAGCTTTGCTTCAGGTATGTCTGTAATTTTGCTGAGTGTTGATTCATCTACAATCGGCTGGCCCGTTGGAGTAAACCGTTCTGGTGTCCAACCAAAATCAATAAGGTATTCTCCGATCTGCTTGCGAGAGCCAAGATTAAATGGAACCTCGTCAATGCGAATAACCTTTTGTTTGATAGCCATCTCTTCATATTCTTCTTGAGACATTCTGCTCTTCTTTGTTGTGCCTTTTATCAAGGCCATCTTAGAAAGCGCACCTGACTTAGTAAAGAATGGAAGAAGATATGTTTTATTTTGTTTTGGTCTAAATGTTTTCTGTACTTCTGCTTCAACAGCGTTCAGCTTTTCGGTTAGCTCTGCCACTAAAAGAGAAGCCTTTTGCACATCAAGGAGAAATCCATGATCCCGCTGCCCCGCAATAATTTTTAGAGAGTTGTGTTCAATTTCAACGCTTTGTCTGCTGAAGCCACGGGCCTCAAATTTAAGGTTGTTGAACAGCTTTGAGTTAAGAACAACATCATTACGGCAGTAGTTAAGCATCTCTGGGGTATACTCTTCAAAGGCATCAAACTCTATTTTGCTTACGCCTATCCTGTAACCCCAAGACTCTAGGCTGTGTCCTCCTTCTCTGGTCGGATTAAAAAGCCGAGACAGGACAAGAGTATCGACAACCTTTTTGTCTTTTGAAAGATCAATGTTATGGAGCCGCTTAATGACAGGAAGATCATAGCCAATAATATTATGGCCGATGAGCTTCTCTGCTTTTTCCAGATAGGCAAGACCCTCCACTAGTTGTGTCGGGCCAAAGGTTTTAACCTCGCCTGTATCTGGATCTGTAATGGCAATGCACCAAATTTTGGTAGCATCAATCCCATCTGTTTCAATATCAAACACTACATTTTTCATAGTTCAAGATCTTCCTGATCTTCAGATTCCATAGAAATTTCACTGAGCCTACCGCTGTCTTTGTCATAGAACAAGTAGGTGGCTACGCCTGTGTCACCTGTATAGCGTGACTTCAGCACACGAACCCTTGTTGTACTGGCCTCAATAGGATCTTCTGCCTGTTGATTTCTCTCCAAAGAGATAACGCAGTCAGAGAGTTGCGCAATGCTCTGAGAGCCTCGCATATGGCTCAAGTTTACTTCAATGCCATTCTCATGTCCACGGTTGCCGTCAAGCCTGCGCAAGTGTGATACAAGAATTAAGCCGACCCCAGTTTCCTCAACAAGAGTTCTGAAGTTGTGCATGATAGCATCAATGTTTCTGCGCTCATCACCGTCAGTTGTCATCGACAACAACATATGCAAGTGATCAAAAATTATCCACTTACATTCTAAGCCAATAGCCATGAAGCGCAGCTTGCTAAAGATACTATCAACATCATTCATTCCAAGATGGGCATGAACAAAGACGCGGTTTTTGTTGTTGCCATCGTAAAGAATATTAAAGAAATTATCTATTTCTTCTTCTGTAAACTGCGCCCTGATGCTCTCAATGTGTAGACGGGCATTAGCTTCAATAGAAAGTATACCGTCTACTGTTCGCCGCCAATCTTCTTCAAGGGCAATGATGCCAACCTTGTCATTAGTATTAGTAATCAACCAATGTTGAAGTTCTCGCGTCACACTAGACTTACCAAGACCTGTGCCGCCAGTAAGAGTAATAAGCTCTTTCTGTCTCAAGCCCTCAAGCTTATCATTCAGCCCGTGCCAAGGGTAGGGAATAGCTTCTTTCTTTTCACGCTTCTTATAGTTCTCTCGCTCTTCAGAGACATTAAGAATACCAGAAGGCGTATACAACTTAGCTGCCCACCACGAAGTGACATAAGCTTTATGATGCCCAAGACGGAGCATTTCATTTGGATCTTTAAACTCGTCTGGAAGTTTTAGAATTTTTGCTTTACCGGGCTTTAGAATCCGAGCAACCTTTTTTGTTGCATCTATACCCGCCTTGTCGTTATCAAAATTAAGAACAACAAAGTCAAATGATTCAACAAACTCTAGGTTTTCTTGGATATCTCTTACTGCACCAGATGCTCCATTCTTTACAGACACAACAGGCCACTTGCTACCAAGCAACTCATAAGCTGCCATAGCATCGCATTCGCCTTCAGTGATTGTTAAGAATTTACCGCCTGCTTGAGCTAGCTGCTGACCAAACAAACCTGTTCCTTTTGGTGAGCCAACCCAGTTAAAAGTTTTATTTGCTCTGCGGATTTTTGTAGAAACTTCTTCGTTATTGATATAGTAAGGATAGTGGTGTTCGATAATTGTATTTGATCCCTCTTTTACTGAGCGCACACCATAACGCTTTGCTGTATCAAGAGATATTTTTCTGTCGCTTAGTTCGTGGTAGAAGGTTTCCTTTTCTGTTGTGGGTTGATTGTCATAGTTTCTTTTGTAGCTTGTGAAGTCTGTCACGTTTCCGTCCATCGCTGCTTCATAGTTCTTAAAAAAAGTATCACAACTAAAGCATTTAGCAGACCCATCCTCGTTAATGGAGACAGGATCACTGCCTCCACAACTAGGACAGGGCTTGTGGTACGCCACAAAGTTGCCCATTTTAACCCTCTTTCATTTCGTCCTCAGAGATAAGAGCATCATCAACTAGAAGCTCCTGCATTTTTGTATGAAGCGCAACTGTTGCCGCCTGCAAAATAGTAAGATCAGTATTAGACTCATTTACTTTTTGCTGCGCAAGCGCAAGATAGGCATAGCAGTTTTGTGCTTCAGTACTGAGTTTTGATACATCATATTGCTTATCTTCAAAGCTATAGATGTTACTCACAGTTCATCCTCCTCGTCATCATCATAAGATTCAAACTCTTCTCCATCTGCAAGAGCATACTCAACAAGATCTAAGACTTGCATGGCTTGGAAGTCAAGACCCTTGTATTGAGTACCATTCCAAGTGGTTTCCCACTCTTTATATTGTACTTTAACAAGAGAGCCGTTTCCGACATTAGAATCCATGCGGTTCTTGTTTTTATCAAGAAGCTTAGGGGCTTGCCTGATCATACCATTAGGGCCATTAACTTTACGCTTGATGATTAGTGCTGGCCCTTCGTCCATATCCTTTACAGGAAAACCGCGTGACCGAAACTGCTCTGCAACGTCCTCATCAACAACCAAATTGACAGAATAAACTGGAGTATATTTTGTATTTGGTGTAGTAACAGATGCCCAATATGCGCGTCCTTCAACGACTGCCATAACTTACTTCTCCTTTAGAAAGGTGATTAATATAATCTACTATACCACTATAAATGTACTCTGCATTTAAATGCATTTCCTCTTTTTGATTTTTCTGATCTATAAAATTGATCAGATTATCAAAAGCTTTAGGCTCTGGTAAACAAGTACCAAGAGATAATGTAAAGGCTTGACAAAGTTGATCTTCAATCTTTACAAATCTATTATCCATTAGATTTCATAGCTCCCTGTTAGAACGCTATACTTTATTACTTCTAATACAAATGTAAGTTTTTCTATATCTAAATCAGAAGCAACCTTTAACTCTCCACCAAAGTCTACAATCAAAACAAACTCAGAGTCGTCTATACTCAGGCCATTAGCCTCAAGTTTTTTAACTGCTTTATTTATTTTTCCTTTACCCTTTGGCGCGTTCTCTCCGAAATTACCTTCAATGATTTTCAACGATCACCTCCAGATCCTTGAATCACTCCACGCTCTGAGCGGCTGCGGAGTTTGGAGAGATTGTACTCTGCAACTTCAGAAAAGTCAATACCGTTGTCACGCAAAAGCATTGCAAGATTCCACAATACATCCCCAGCTTCAGATACTATGTCATGCTTATCTATTGCTTTGTTGTCGCCGCGCAGACGAGGCTTGATAAATAAATCTGACAACTCAGCAGACTCTACCATCAAAGATGCAATAGGGTAGAAGTCATCTTTATATTGTGCTGTTGCCGCAGCAAGAGCTTGATACTGATCAAAGGTCATGTTAAACTCCAAATATCTTTCCGATTAGTCCACTCAATAACATCACAGCCGCAATACTATTGATCATTATTAACGCTCTATCTTTCCACATGAAACCTACAACAGCCCAAAGCGCCGTACCCGCAAAGCTTAACAGCATATCATACACCTGTAGCTCTGGAACTCCAGTACTTCTAAGAGATATAGCTACAAGCAACCAGATACTAGCGATCCATTTTAAATGCCAATCTAAAGTTCCTTTAGGCGTTGCACTCTTAATGATTCTATTGCTGTGTTTGATTTCATCAATAGAATATTCTTTGCCTTCATCAGACAATATAACTTCTTCATTCATTTACAATTTCCTTTATGAGCCAATCAAGATAAACACGGGCCTTACGAAGATCTTCTATACCATTTTTATATTTATAACGATGGACATATTTCATAACATTGCCAGCACAGTAGTCGCCAAACCCGTCTCCCAACTGCTGCTTGATATAGTCGATTGCTTCAATGCCGCCCTTGTTATAATGTTCTGGTTTGCTTACAGTATTATATTGCTGGGGGTAGTACGTTTGCCCCGTGGCTGTCTGCGGCCTTTTAATTTTATCCCATTCATCGGGAGTAGTATCATTGATGCTCATTTCTTGCTCCTGTTTTTAATCCAAACATATGGTTTTTCAGATGTTACTTCTAACTCGGCATAGTCTGACCCCGTGTATTCGGCATCATTCTCATTACAAAAATAAAAGTATTCATGTTTATAAGGGTTATAAGATACCTGTCGATACGGCAACAATGAATCCCAATAGCCCCAATCAATAGGCTTTACAACCCAAGTACCTACTAAACCAGCATGAACATTTTTACGCTTCTCTTTCAATACTCTTTCTCTGCCTTTCTGAGATACCCTTGGCTGTACCTCTTTTAATTTCACATACCTACATCTATCTATAACACGCCCCTTATCTGGGCCTTCTAAGGCTTTAATAGACCAAAGTTTTTTATGTAAATTAAAATATACAAAGACCTTCATGGCTCACCTCAGTGACAATGAGATAATGCAATAGAGAAAATAATGAATAGCATCAGAGCAAACCAATACTCCGGTAAGTTTTTAATAAACCTTCTTATTTTATTTTTAATTCTGTCGCTTTTAACGATGAAGTACTGCTTTGATTTGGTCACGCCCTACTCCTGTGTATTTGCCACATCCTAAGCTCATTGCCAGCCTCCTGACCATACCACTTCATAGGCATTCCTCTTGCGGCCCACTCATCCCTTTTCTTTTTGTAGTATACACGATAGCCAAGAACTGTGTCATCTCTTTTGCATTCATCTGGCATACACTGTGGCGGTGGATAGAAGTCTCCATCGGGAAGGTTTTCAGGATATATTTTAAGTGCATCTATGTGGTCGCTAAAGGACTTATGCACTTTGCCATATCTATCTTGATATTCAAAACATAAAGCTCTAAAGTGTTCAACCAACCATTTATAATTACTTCGATTACTTCTAGCCCACACAGCACTAGGATGGTTCTTGTGTGTTGCGCGATACGCAACTTGATTTAAGTCAAGCTCAACATGGGCAGTGCTAAGTAACTGCGCTGTTTCTAATGGCATCTTTACTATATGTTTATCACACTGGAACCATGCTGCTTTCTCAGGATCTTTAGATAGATAAAAGATATTCATTCTCAACCTCTTGAATACAGTCAGACCATTGTTTAACATCATAATAGTTGGCTACCCACTCCCAACCACCCTCGCCCAGAAGATCGTCAGCCCCTGACGCCGCCGCAGGCCAACCTCCAAAGTCTCCTATGCATACTAACTTGCCTTCAGTTAAAGCAAAGTATTTTCTATAAATGCTCATCAGTCAGCCTCGTATTGTTTTCTAGCATCTTCAACATCTATATTCACAAAGCAGGCCAAGCCCCGCTCATCCCAAGCAATACTAGTAAATTTGTATAAGCCCCAAGATGGTTCTGTTGGATGCTCCATTACAAACTCTGCACTCTCTGCAATCAGATCGGCCTCATAATATTGTCCTGTAATCATACATGGGTACTCACTTGCCATAAATTATCGCTCCGTCTAGTAGGTTTTCAATAACAGTTATTTGATCTTGAATATGCTTCAAGTCTTTTTCTAACTCCCAAATCTTTATGTCATTGTTTTCGTCAGTCGCAATGTCATCAAGCAAACAAGCAATAGAGATGCTGGCTTCATTTAAAGCTTCTTTTAACTTACTCATGTTAGTCTCCATGATCCGACCAATGATAGTCTGCGTTAATCATTTCATCAGCAATAAGATCATATATGTAATCACTATTAATCCAGTTAGTGATATCAATTCCATTGGCTTTAACTGAAAC